GGATAACTCACCTTCATATTCCGCAATACAGTCAACACGGCCAGCAATACCAAGATTCTTAGACCATAGAGCCTGTTCCTGATAGTGAATGTTGTCAATTCTGTTCAGAAATGGTTTAATCGACATGAACATCTCTCTAGCGTCTGGCATAACATTACCAAGTGAATCGTTGTTCAGATATCGTTCGCATAGCGTATGCACGTTGGTGCCTCTTCCAGACGCTTTCCTAGAGATTTGGTTAGCAACATCTTCACCAACACGCTGTCGCCATGCTTGAATTGCCTCCTTTTTCATTGCACCAAGAACAGTAGTAATGGATGGAACTTTTACACCACTAGGCAAGATATAAAATCTTTTGCCGTTGGAACCTGTTTCAGATTCTAGGTTTTTGAGTTCTTTAGGTGTGCAATAATTAAACATATTTTATAATTTTAGTTGATACAATAATACTCCAGTAATCTGCATCACAGTTTTCTGGCGGCTCAAATAAGGTACGGGTATATTCACATAAGCTTGATTGCATTTGTTAGTCTATACAAGTACCTGTCTATAAATCAGTAACCCAACTTGTCGCAGGCAACAATAAAAGATTTTACCAAACTGCTGCGAACAATATCTTCTGGAGTGAAGTCGATAGATTGAAATTCTGGCATAGTATGCAGAACTTCCAAGAATTGTTTCAAACCAGATACGTCATTTTTAGACTTAACCAAATCGTTTTGTTTCAGGTCACCCACAAAGATAATCTTTGATCTATGTCCAGTACGTGAGATAACAGATGACAATTCGTGCCAAGTCATACTCTGGCACTCATCAACGATGATAATTGCATCGTCAATAGAGATACCACGAATTGCAGTAGTTGAAATGAATCGAGCAAATCCTTGTTCCTTTAGTCGATCCCATGCATCAGGTCTACTGAAGAGGGTGCCACAGATTTCTTTATACGGCTGCTCATAGATAGCCATCTTCTCTTCCAGGTCACCGGGAACAAAACCTTGATCTCGAACCTGAACCGCACTTCGAACAACTACAATTTGTTTAAAGGAATTGGTTTTATCCAAGACCTCTTCTATTGCTCGATATAAGGAAAGAAAGGTCTTTCCGACACCGGGACTACCAAATAATCCAATACAGTATGCGCCACCTCGATATAACTCGAAAAATCTTTGTTGATTTTCGGTAAGTGCCTCAAAAGTTCTCAGATGGTCTAGTTTAATCTTTAACGAATTACTTAAAAGTGCCGGCTGATGTTTTAGGGTTGTATCTTCATTATCAATTAGTTCATCACGTTTTTGTAACGCGGTTTGTCTGCGAGCCATTAAAACCCCTTGTTGTTATTAAAATTCTTTTATGGTCTTAGTTTTGTGTGTTTTAGCTAATGTGTTTCCAGGCACAGTTTCTTTAATTCGGTTGATAACATACTTTTCAAATGTTGAATCCGGTCTACCTGCACCGGGAACAGACATTCTAATACCATCACTGAAAATTGGCAAATTCTCAGGACAGAAGTACCTTTCTAGTTGGGGATTATTCAACTTGAAATCATCAAGTTTAGTGTAGGACATTACATGTTCTTCCACTTCCTCAGTTTCTTTATTTAAGAATTGATAGGTAGGCATTATAGGTTGAATACAATTGAAATCCTAGGATCAACCGAAGTGTTGGGTTGAACTTCATGATATAACCATGCAGGCCACATCAATAACAATCCAGGAAATGGAGCATAATCGTAGAAAGATTTTGAACAATAATTGTTTGGATCTTTTACGAAAAACATATAATCAAAGAAATCTCTGAATGGTTGGTTCGGAGTAAATCTAAGATTGGCGGAACCTTCTGGTGTCTGAAGGTAAAAAATACCAGATATAGTACATTGAGAATGTACATGCCGGGGGTGATTAGACCCATGCATAAAAGAATTCAAAAAGAAATAAGGATTAAAATTAACCTTGCTTGAATCGAATCCTTGTTCATCTAGAAATTGACGACCCTTTAACTTGATGAATTCTGTAAAACCCGAATACTTTGCATCTTTCTGCAAATCGAATCCTGTACCATGTGTAGTTTTACCGTTATGATAAAATTCAGAGTTGGATTTTTCCTTCTCAAAATGCTCCTTTACGATTGGAAGCAAATAGTTGGACCAATCTGTGTGTACTTCTGAACCAACTACGGAAGGGAATAATGCATCAAGTTTCATGGGGTAAATACAAATCAAGTTTAAGTTTTTTGGCCGAAATGGCTTCTGTCAATTCTTCTTCATTGATATTTATATCTGTTTGTGTGACCAATATCTCAATCATCGCCATTAGATCACCCAATTCATTGATTAGTGCCCGTTTGTTGGACACTCCTTGCCATTCTGATTCCATACCAAAGCGATAGATTTTTGATACTGCTTGAATTACTTCTGCACATTCTTCTTGTAGAATACACATTACTTTTTCACGATTACGCATTGTTTTCCTTGTACCAATATGGTACTGCACGATTTTTCCATGCAGCCAAGTGAGTTTTGTTTTTTAGATAATAGTTTCGATATGATGCAATAGAATCTCCTGCAACCTTAACATCATCAGGCATTGCAGGGGTAGGTTCTGTAAATGGTTCTGTGTATGAAATATTATTTGGTGGAACACCGAGTTTATCTACAAGCCCCGACGATTCACACTTATGAATCTTACCATATCGGTAAGTATATTCTCCGCATAGGTGTACGAGAATACAAACTAGATGCATATAATTCTTGACAGATTTTCTTACCCATACAGCCGAAGGATGATTAATATGTGTAGCAGAATAAAGAATATCATTTCGGTTGTCATTAACAATCTGATATACAGTTTTCTTTCTACCAGACTCAGAAAGTCCAGTAGTTTGTACGCCATCTAGAACACGATGGGCCGTGGATAATAGCTGGCAATATTCGAGAATCATCTTGATCGAATGACGGTCCATGTGGTATTCTGCACATTTTTTGGGATTGCTATCAAGGTAAAATATGTTCATTTAGGATAAGGAAGTTTTTCAATTTTCAACATTGAGTGTAACACTCTTTTATGCTTCTTGTCAACCGGCAACAGATAAAGATATCTGTGTTTACCTTCCCGCTTAACAGGTTTCCAGTTGTTTTCCTGGACAAATTCTTTGGATACGTTCACACCATTCTGCCTTGGATGCCTGAGGCGTCCTGTGCTGTCCAGGTAGAAGGTGGCCTTACCTGAGGTACCAGTGTACAATGCATTGGTTGCTTGGTAGATTGTACCAATATGTCCTTCTGTCGCATCAGCAAAAGATAAGACCGCATTGTAATTTGGTCTGTCTCTTTTTAGCAACTTCAAGGCTCTCACAATAAAGAAACTCTCGGAGTTTTTAGGGCACTCATCAAGTAAAACCAAACGGTGCAGTTCAGTTACTGACCGCTTATGTTCCACTCCAAATACACTTGCACATACTGCCTCAGAACATGGTGTAGCAAATGCACATACTCCCACAAGTCTGGTATTATCGAATAGGCCGTAACACATAGGACCATTATGAATCCCATGAGAATAGTGATGTGCTTTAACAAACTCTTTACCCACCGATGATGTTATTTTGTCTACGGTGTAGTCAGATTGTCTACAATCCAAGGTACTTACTCGACTTCAATCGTCACAAATGATTTAGAATCGCAATCATAAGTTTTGGTTGAACCGTTAATCTTTTCTCGCGTGAAAGAAATTCGATCCGAATCACCATCTTCACGATACTCTTCGAATTTCTCCTGCAATGAATTCAAGGCAACCCGCAATTCCGAAGATGGATCAGAACAATATCCAGATCGGCAATGATCCAAGAGAGCAGTAACGAGCCGGGCTTCTGCGTTAGTGAATTTGATTAGCATTTGATATCCTTATAAAACGGTGTGATGGTTCATTGTAACACAGATCAAGGAACAATGTAACCTTTTTGTTGTAAATTTTCAACAGAAAGTTCGAAATATGGGTACAAAATATGGTGTGGAACCACTGGAGTGTCCACCACCAAATTTAGTATGTTCTCAGGCCATCTTCCCTCCAACTCCATGAACCTCCACTTATGAAAAAACATGGTCCAAGAGAGGTTACGAAACTGTTGAGACCTGTTCTGTTCCTCGTACCGGGACGGCTCTGGCTCAGGTCTTTTGCCTAAGTGCAAAGTCGGTTGCCACACTCTACCGTGAGCAAAATCATTAATAGAAGTTTTCTCTTGATTATACTTAAGCGCCCTTAGAAAGTAATCGGCTTCACCGAATCCATAATGAAATCTTTCGTCCCATAATCCAATTTTCTTGACTGCTTCGGGAGTATAACTACAAATCATATCTCCAGCATCATCTGCATAGAAAGAGAAACTCTTGTGTACTTTGATAATTTGTTGTAGCCAATCAAAGTTCCATTCTGTATCATCTTGAGCAGTAACTACAATATCTGCATCCGGATTATTGAGGTCTTTAAATCCATGAATAATTGCAGTATTCCACATTCTCGCTAACATTGCTGTTGCAAAATCCGGTGTTGCACGATTATGAATTACTGATACTCTATTAACAAATTCAGGTTGCAAATAAAAACGAGTGTGATTATTGATAATAGTCACACTCAAATCTATGCCATCCGTGGCCGCCGAGAATAATGTACGAAGATTTTTGTTAATGGCGGTTTCATCGTTCCATGTAACAATATAAACTTTAACTCTCATAAAAATAATCTAATATATCCTGTGCTATCAATAGTTACCAATAGAATATAGTTGGCCAGCATACCAAAAGATTTTCTTGAGTATGCTGCCCAAGAATACATGAGGCACCCCAAAATCCATATTGGATAAAGAATCAAGAATGGTGGATCAGGTATGGTTAGTGCCATAACAAAGGCACAACCAATACTTAAAAGCCACGCAAGGAACTCTACAATAAATCTTAATGGATTAGAACTATAATCAAACTTGATTAGATATAAAGTGCCCTCAAGGGCTTTAAAAATCATTTAAAGTGCTCTCAAGGGCTTTTAAAATAATTTTATGCGCCTACGGCACCGGCACCTAAGGCACCGAAAGAAGGAATATTTAATTCGACACCAGAAGTGCCTTGATCCTTAATGGAAGGTGTCGCAACCGACTTAGACTTGCTAGGAAATCGCTTCTCGATAGAATCGACAGTCACAGGTTGCATAACGAATTGCTTGAAAGCAACATATTCATCCGAAACTGTCATCGTGCGTGGCGTTCCCGATTCTTGTGTGGAGAAATACAAAACGCAACCTCCAGAAACCAATGGTGCAATTTCGATAATATCATCCAGATTAACGATCAGTTTGCAACTCTTGGGTGCAACCGATTGAACTTCGACAAAAATAGACATAATTTAACCTTTAATAAAAAAATAAACACAAGCAATTATAACAAAAAGGACGCCGAAAGTCAAATAGTTTCTAATTGTTTTCCGGCGTCCTTCTTCTTGATAAATGCGAATTTGTTCGATCAACAATTCATCATTATTCATCATAATATAATATCGCCAATTTTACTTAGCGGCTTTGACTTTCTTGCAAGTTTCTGTTACTACATTATCAAAGACCGTAGTAGTAACATCAGTCGTAGTCTTAACCAATTGCTTGATAAAGTCTGTTTGAGTATCAATCAATGCCTGTAGTGGCTTGCTGACCTTTTCATCAAAGATGAAAGTTTGTACGAAAGAAGTCTTAAGTCCTTGAACGGTGTCAATAAATTGTGTAGGGGTATAAGTTGTCATGTGTATCTCCTAATGAGGGTTAAAATAATATATAGGTAACTTTTATGTTGCAGTGCAACATATTAGTCCCAGAGTGATCGGTAATACTTACCGAAGAGTTTGAATCCGTTATCCATCCTGTCGGTATGTTTCTTTGCTCCTTCTGAATCGTAAACATGGGTGTGATTTGGTCCATGATACAATTGGGAACATTTTTCCATCTTTCCAGTAATTTCATTTGGATACTCTGTTTCAGATTCTTTCCACTGCCAGTCATGCTCACCAGAGTGGAACTGCTTTTCCCAATCATTATCTGGATGATGTTGCTCAAATGCCCAGATCATCTCATCAAGAACCCACTCCCAACGAAGGAAATGGTTACTATCAGTATCCCATTCATTCTCTTTGGGTTCAGCAGATGTTGAACGAAGATTCTCTGGCACATCTGCATCATCAACATAAGGTGAGCCATGCTTGGTTGCCTGTAGTTGCTTCAGCATTGGTAGAATAATGTAAGCAAGAGTGCCATCCACATTCCAGGTATCATACTTGTCGATACGTACTTTTACTTTGCGCTTCTTCTTGGAATCTATCCAAGAAAGAAATTTACAAAGTTTGGAAGATTGAATATCTTCATTAAGAACATTTTCAAGATTTAGTAACTTACCGCTATCACCGGCAAGCCATTCACCAAACTTGTGAATTCGATTATCATCTTTGTTCATCCAGAAGAGAATTTTTGCAGAAAGCTGGTATGGACCAAACCAACTCCTATGCGGACCAATATAAATCTTCATTCTCAACGCCCCAGATAAAAAAAGTTTTTAATAAATTACTGACCAAATTGTCCAACTCTTACGCGAGATTTTAGACGCCGGAATTTTTGATAGTCGGCAAAATTGCCAAGCCTCAAGATAAAATGAGAATTGTTTTTCCATTACGCTTTTCATAATTATTAATAAAAGTTATTTATAGAGTCATCAGTGTAACACGTTCGAAGTTTGATGGCAAGTAAATCTTTTATTTTCCACCTAGACGATCTCTTAGGGCTTCCGCCACTCTTCGGTGTATACAATCCCGAATAAATTTTGCTACTCCATGTTTATCGGATCCTCCGCAATGCTTAATCCAATCTTGTGCAATCCGTTCAGTTTCTTGAACTTGACCCTTTGCATACGCATGATTGTAAATCTCTTGATGCAACTTATGGTCAGGTATAAGAGTTTCCAAAGCTATGCGAGTTTCGGGAATTGACTTTGACATACTTTAGGCCTTGTGTAGTTATAACATCATTATATATCTGTTTCTACTGGAACATCTTTCCATACTGACCAAACCACTTCTTTAGATGTTTCCGGGAAAGTAGCCATTCCGGCATATATTGTTTTATTATATTGTTGTCGGTATTGTAAAGTTTTTTCTCCAGTAAAAGAAAGTTTCCACCGCATTTCTATCATAATTATTCTCAGTATGTGTCAGATTCTTTAGTGAAGAAATTCTTCACCTTTTGTTGTTCATTCCATGACTTACAATAATCATTATCTTCATCACAGAGTTTCAATGCATCAGCCTCTGAAATAACTCGATGTGATACAACGATTTCACCAATATCTTGTTGCGAGAATTCTTTTGCTTGGTGCATTGATACAGTATCAAGTGCCCATTCGGACTTACCTTCAGGCACTTCAACCAGGTACCGCATACGATATGATTGGATACATTCAACAAGAACCCATTCCTTCTTTACAGGTGCTGGTCCTGTTTCGGTTTGAGGAGTTACAAGTGTTCTGCCGAGTTCGAAAGCACAATCAAATGCTTCTTTAACGGTTACCATCTTACCACAAGACTCAGACCACTTACGAAACAATTCTTCTCGGCACTTCATTGCATATACGTCCATAATTTATTCCTTTAAAACATACTCTTTATTGCACTAATGAGCATACCGATAGGTACTAGCACAACTAACAGTACAAGCGATAGTGAGCAAATACCAAACAATATACCAAAAACTTTAGCTATCCAACTAAGCATGTATGTTCAGTCAACTCGACTATAAGATTCCATCCATTCAATAAGAATGTCTTTTGCTTCATACTTATCCAGGCCAAATTCTTCCTGTAGATATGGTGCAGCACCAAACATATTGGTGGCTCCGCTTTTCCTCAGAGTTTCCAAATACTCAAAGTAAGTTTCTTTCATTTTCTTTCCTTAGTTTTTCAATCTCATTTGCTGCCTCCTCTAATAGGTCAGCAATCCTATCTGGTGCGCCTTCCAGTACACTCTTGCGAGTAGGTATCTGTCTGCGTATCATAGCACGTTTCCGCAACCTGTCAACCAAATCCGTGTTAGTAGTTGTTTCCATACGTCAACTATTGCGATTAAAATATTCCACGGCAGTAGGAACATCGGTAATCTTGTCATCAATCTTATCAATCTTATCAAGAATCTTATCATAGTATATTCGTAGATCGGCTTCAGCATTATCATATACAGTTTCTGGCTTGATAAGTCTAGGTTCTAGGCCGGCACAAGCACAGGCATAATCACCGAGTGTGTCTAGAGTATCCCTCATCATTGCCTTGGCGCCAGCGATATATGCTGACTCCATCAATACTATGGTGCGATTGTCGGGCATTACACCATAACGATAACTCTTATTCAAGAATTCCTTTTGAAATTCTTCTTGCAAATTAAGATTAGTTCTACGTGCCATCATTCAACTCCAAAATGTTGCAACAACAGTCGCCCATCATCTT